CGGGCGACGGCGGGCACGAGGGGGAGCCGCCGCGTCCGGACATGAACTCGAGCTCGTCGACGATCACCTCGATCTTGCTGCGCTTCTGGCCGTCGCGCTCCCACTGGCTCCAGCGGAGCTTGCCCTCGATGGACACCTTCGCGCCCTTGTCGAGGTAGCGCGAGAGGCTCTCGGCACGGGCGCCGAACATGGTGCAGTCGATGAAGTTGGGATAGTCCTCCCACTCGCCCGTCTGCTGGTTCTTGCGGCGGTCGTTCACGGCAACGCCGAAGCCGAGTACCGGCAAACCGCTCGCCGTGGAGCGCAGCTCGGGATCGCGCGTCAGGTTTCCGCTGATAATTACTCTGTTGATGCTCATAGCTAGCCTCTGTACTCTCTGTCGATCTGCGCCTCCAGCAGGCGCGCGTCGAGCTTGTATACATTGAGCGCCTCGCGGGCGCTGTCGTATTCGACCTGCGCGCAGTCGCGCGCGAACATGGGGACAGATACGCGCTCGTCGCCTTTGAGGATCATTGCTATCATGGTCGCGCTGTAGCCGTCTGCCTTGAGGGACAGCGCCGCGGCGGCCTTGGCCGTCTGGTACTCGGCCTCGGCCTTGGCAAGCGCAACTCCGCGGCGTTTCAGCTCCTCGGATGCCCTCTTCATCAGGTCGCGGTCGCGCACGAGGTCTGCTATCAGGTCGCTCATAGCTCGGCCTCAAATTCCTCGGCGACGAGGTTGAAGAACTCGGCGGTCTCCTCGTAGTCGGAGCGCATCTTCACCCCGTCGGAAATCTTCTCCGGCGTAGACCCGTGCTTCTCTGCGTATGCCCTGCATGCCGCCCACAGGCGCGCCTTGGCGTCCCTCACGGGGTCTTTCCTCGGCTGGTCGGGCTTCTTCGCGCCGATACGCCTCTGCATGTCGTAGGCGGCCTTCCCGTTGCACGAGACGGCGAGATCGGTTATCTTCCCGTCCTCGACCTTGATGCGCGTGACGGCGAACCTGTCGTAGCAGACGGGGTTGCCGTTGCGCCCCTTCTTGATCTCGCAGATGCCCGTGGGCACCCATATGTCCGGGGCCGTGTACAGCTCGCGACCGACGCCCCAGCAGAAGCAGGCCCTCTTGAAGCTGTCCGACGACTCCCCCTTCTCCGACTCGGTGTTGGACTCAACCCCGCAGTCGGACTTCCACACCCACTCCCCGTCGATCGATATGCCGACGCGGCAGAACATGCGGCCCTTGACCTCGTAGTGCTCGCGCTGCCAGTTCTCCGGCCCCACAACCTCGTCGAGGATGCGCATGTCGCATCGGGCGTCTTTGTAGAGCAGCAGCCACACGCCCTTGTCCTCCACGATGCGCGACACGCGCACGTCGATCTCATCGGCCTCGAGCGCGCGGAAGTTGAGCGACGTCATGCCGCATCACCGCCTATCCTCGCCAGGTACCCATCGATTGCGCCCTCGACGAGCGATCCGAAAAGCTCCGGCTTATTGCACGAGGCCAGGAGGTCGATGCCTGCCGCCGCGCCCATGAGGAACACGGCCGCCTCCCTGCTTCCCGCGTTCTTCGCCTGGGACTCGCACGACCCCGCCGACTGCTCCATCTCGTCTACCGTAGCGTTGAAGTTGATTCTCATGCTTCCTCCAGCTCGAATTTTCTGTAGGTGCCATACGGATTCCTGTTTTTCAAGAGCGTACGATTCTGATAGGCTCCAGCTTCTTCACGCGCTCTATGAACACCCGGTCGCGCCGCCTGAACGCCTTCGCGTCATCGCGCCTGCCGAAGTGGTACAGCTCCGTGCGCAGCGCGTTCACGGCCTTGTCGGCGATCCGCAGCGCGTCCGCACCATCGACCTCCGGAATTCCGTCCACCTCGTACACGTCGCCAACCTCGGCGCTCTCGAAGAACTCGGTGAGCGTGGCCCTGGCGAACACTCGAAGCGGGCTCTTGGCCTCCGTGCGGGAATCGGGTACGTCCTCTCTCGCGATCTGCTTCAACATTTCTTCCTCCTTACGAACAAATGTTTACGCGTTATCAACGCGTATTAATGTCGCAGACTTTACGATACATTAACGCGTAAGTCAACGGCTTTCGCAAAGGAGTTCCGATGTTCAAGGACAGGCTTCGCTCGGCAAGGATGCATCGGCAGATCACCCAGCAAAGAATGGCCGATGCTGTTGGAATCGCCCTTCGGTCGTACCAACAGTATGAGCAGGGGAAAAGCGAGCCTCCGCTTAGCGCGCTGGCAATCCTGTCCGACACGCTCAACGTTCCTTCCGATTGGCTTCTATGCCGGGACGATTACCTGGAATCTCTCGGAGTGTCCGTTGATGTACCCCGAACAAATCCTCCAAGGCGTCCCAGACCCAAATGCTCCCGGTAGCTTCCCCATCTTCGATTTCTTGGTAGTACCGCAAGCTGATCCCCAGCTTGTCGGCGACCTGCTGCTGGGTCATTCCCTCGGCCTTACGGGCCACTTTAAGCGTCTCCCTGCTCATGCTTCCTCCAACTCAACCACGACACGGGCATCGCCCGATGCGCGGTAGCATTTATGGTTCACGTCGCCCACCTCGTCGAAGCCGTCATCGGGTATGACTCGCATCTCCACGAGGGCGTCCAAGATGAACTTGACCGCGAACTGGATGTTGTCGCGGTCGCGCATCCTCGCGCCCTTGCGCTTCGGCTTCTCGTACCAAGCGATACGGACGTTCACGGGCGTCCTCATGGGCTTTAGGTGCGCCTCCTTGATGGCCCGCAGGACCGCGTCCTGGTTCTCCCGCTTCATCTTCGCGCCAAGCTGGCGGTTCGCCCGGCACGCCCTCGTGTACTCGTTCAGGCCCGCCAGCCTGCCGGGGATCTCGAAGGCCTGCCTCATATCTCCACCTCCGTGAAGGCGTCAACCTTCGAGCGGCCCATGGCGATGCGCGGGCGGTAGTGTGCGCGCTCCGCGGGCTTCATCTGCTCGAGCCATATGCGCGCGAAGGCGGGCGTGTAGGCGTTGGGCACCTGCACGCGAAACCTGCGCCTCATGGCGTGCGTCACGGCGTCGGAGCTGGCGCGGCCCGCGTCGGCGTCCGCCCGCATCTCCCGGCAGTAGAACTGCCACTCGTCGTAGTGGGTCGCGGCCCAGCGCCGAGCCTCCTGCATAAGCTCCTCGCCCTCGCCCCCGAGGCCGGGGAGGGCCGTCTGGTTCGACGGCGGGTCGAGGCGCCTCATGCGACCGCCTCCCATATCAGCCACAGAGACCCGGCAAGGACGAACAGCCACGGCAGGCCCCGGCACATGCGCTCCCAGTCGGTATGTGGTATACTCCCACCGTCTTCACAGACGGATGCGCGCTGACTTTCCACGGTGGGCGCGCTTTCCTTTTTACGCGGCATCTTCTGCCTCCTCATCTTTCCCGCTCCACGCTTCGCGCACGAAGTTAGTCAGCGCTGGCTCGATATCGCCCAGCGTCACGTCGCGCGGCACGTGGATGGTGGCTGACCCGTATGCGCCCTCGTAGTGGTGCTCGCCAGCCGGGAACGCCACGGCGCTCATGTCGCTCATGTCCTCTCCTCTCGTAGGTTGGTAGTTGTTGGCACGCAAGAGCGCGACTTAGCCTTGCTTTCGAGCGTGCTGCTAGGTTGTCAAGGTGCTCTCCCGATAGGCACGGGAGCGGCAGCACGTTCCGTGCGCAGAGGAGGGGATCGCTCGGCGGGCGCTTAGCCCTGTGCTGCCAGTTTCGTACCTATCCGGTAGTGGAGGCCGATGCGCTATCCGTTGCGCTAGGCGGCCGTGCTTCCCTAACTCGCCTTACGCTCGTTACGCTCCCAGAAATCGTCTGTGCTGCATTCGAGCGCATCCGCAAGATCGCAGATCGTCTCGAAGCTCGGCTTGGTCGCGCACATCTCGTAGCGCGCGACGGTGCCAAGCGACACGCCCGACGCCTCCGCGAGCTCGTTCTGGTTCCAGCCCATCTCCGCGCGCTTCACCTTGAGCTGGCGCGCGAAAAAATCAGCGTTGAACGGCATTCACTCACCCCCTTTCTGACCTAGGCCACGCACGACCAAGTGCCATGCGACGGAGAAGCCACCAAGTAAGGCCGCCGCGAACGCGTCGAAGGCAAACCCCCATGAGAAGCCGCCGACCGCGTACCAGTAGGCGGCCGCGATAACGAACCCAATGGATAGCCCAGCAGAGATCGGCGCGACGCTCTTCACGATTCCTCCTTCCGAAGTTACACAATATGAGTTACTTTGCCCATTATTACCTAATTATGCGTAACTGTCAACCAAGAATTACACATTTTGTTGAACTGATTACACTTTCCGTGTATCATGCGCGATAAGAAGGAGGCTGCCGTGAAACTTCAGATGAAGCGAATTCGAGAATCGAAGGGGTTCAGCCAGCAATATGTAGCTGATCAGATTTGCGTTCCCGTGCGAAGGTATGGAAGCTGGGAACGGGAAGAGCGCAAAATCAACTTCGAGGATGCGATTCGTGTTGCCGAAGTCCTCGGCTGCACCACCGACGAGCTTGCCGGCCGGAAGCCCATCCGTTCCTTCGCCGACCCCCAGCAGGCGGCTCTCAACGGATACTACGAGTCCATGAACGAGCGCGGGCGCGCTACCTTGGTGGAGAGCGCGAGGCTCATGAGCGACGGCGATTCCGTCAGAATCGAAAAAGACGGGGCCGAACATTCTGGAATACAGACCGCGATGGGAGCGTAGATGAATAAGGACAACACTAACGCTCTCCTCGACAAGGTGGAGAACACCGCCCGCCGCATTGCGTTGGCTCTAGGCGGTATGTTTATTGCGTCGATCGCCTCGGCGATATTGGTTAACGAATGGATCATCGAGCAGTGGAGGACCAGCACGATGTCTTTCATCGGCGGAATGCTTGCAGCGGCGCTTTTAGGCGCCTGCATGGCATGCTGTGCCCTCACTCCCGTTTTGAGGTCGAAGATAAACAGGCTCTCCCACGAGCTTGAAAAGCGCCCGACACAGGAACATCTCAACGAAGCTCTCGCCGAAAAAGACTCCCGAATGGAAGCTGCTCTCGCCGAAAAAGATGCGCGTATCGCAGAGCTTGAGACTAACGAGGACCTCGACGCATCGATGCGCGAGTACCTGTCCATGGGATGGCTCGCCCAAGTTTCCTGCTTCAACGCCCACAGCACCGGTGGATTCGTGGTGTCTGGCGACGAGATCGAAGGTTTCGGCAAAGACGAGATATCGAACATGCCGCGTGCGGAGGCGCGAGACGCCGGGTTCCTGAACATCGAAGAGTGCGGTATCGACAGGATGCGAGCGGAGCCGACCAGGAAGCTCGAGGAGCTGTACGCGGGAAGGCCGGAGATTCTCAAGAAGATGTACGAATCAGCTCTTCACGAGGCCACGAAAGAAGCCGCAAATACACCAGACATTGATTGGCGCGATGTTGAGCTGATCGAGAACGGCGCGATGATTATTCCGAAAGACGCACCAAAATAGCAATTAAGCCCCGCGCATCACAGGGTTGCCGCCCTAGCGCGAGGCTCGAGAGAATTAACCGATCCATGGAAGGAGCGGTCGCATGTATGATAGCATGCCCGCCGAGTGGTTGTGTTGCGCCTACTTGCGAAAATCACGCGAGGACGAGGAGCGTGAGAAGCAGGGTAGGTACAAGACGCTCGAACGTCATAAGGCTATCCTTGAAAGCCTATCGTCTGACAACGGCCATAAGATCGCGCAATGGTATCCCGAGATCGTAAGCGGTGAGACCATCGAGGGCCGCCCCGAAGTAAAGAAGCTGCTCGCTGACCTTGCGTCTGGAAAATGGGATGCCGTGTACGTGGTGGAGGCATCACGCCTTGGACGTGGAGGCGGAAGCGATCAAGAGAAGATCGTGAACGCTTTTCGGTACACGAACACATGGCTCGTGACCGAGGAGAAGGTTTACGACCCGTCATCCAAAGCCGATATGCGCCAGCTCAAAAACGACCTGCGCAGCTCGGAAGACGAATTGGACAGCATAACCACCCGCCTCACCCGCGGCAAGTATCGCTCGGCACAGGAAGGCAGATGGCAGGCCACCGGGCGCACGCCTTACGGGTGGCGCGCCGTGCGCATCGCGGGCCTCTGGCAGCTAAGGCCCGACGAGAACCACTGTCACATGCTGCGCATATACGACCTCTTGGAGAGCGGTCTTACCCCATGGGACGTGGCGAACATCTACAACGCAGAAGGCATCCCGACGCCAAGAGGAGGCGATCACTGGACCGCGGCCATCGTGCGAGCCATCGCGCTCAACCCCGCCAACTGCGGGTACGTTGTGTTCGGCAAACACAAGACCATGCGCATTTTTGACCCGGTGACTTTCGAGGCGAAGAAGGTACGTGTAAAGAACGACAAACCAGTCATGGTGAAGGGCTTGCACTACGGCACGGGAGGCATCAGCGAGGAGCGCTTCGAGCGCATCACCGGGCACCTTGTCGGTTCAGCCCACCTGCGCAAGGGCTTGGAACTCAAAAACCCCCTGGCCCGTCTGCTGAAATGCGGCAAGTGCGGCTATGCGATGAACCACCACCGCATGAGCTCGGGCAAAAGCTACGGGTACTTTTACCAACACCCGGCAAAAAGGAACATGACGCGCGCGTGCGACGGATGCCGCGGTGCGAGGGATGACCTGGTTATGGACACGTTGGTGGCATCCCTCCGCAGCCTGTGCAACGACATAGAGCTGCGCATCAAGGCCGACAATAGGGCGAGCGAGCACGAGGCCCATATCGAGGCCCTGCGAAAGGAGCTGGAGAAGGTGCGCGCCGCCAGAAGCCGCGCCATGGAAGCCTACGAGGCAGGCGCCTACACCATCGCCGAGCTCAAGGCCCGTAAAGACGAGGCGGAGAAGCGCATGGAGAGTATCGAGCGTGCGATCAAGGACGCCAAACCGCCGAAGTACACGCCGGAGCTGGTGGTGTCGATAAACAAGTGCATCGACATGTTGCTTGACGATACCGTATCCGTGCAGGTCAAGAACGATTTCCTGAAGTCGGTCATAGGGAGGATCGATTATTACAACGATACTCCCCCGTTCGTGCACGACAACAAGGTACACCTAGAGATTTTTCTTCGCCAATAACACCTATGAGAAGGGTAAGCATCCATGCAATCGTTGATGACAGGTGTTAGCCGAGAACGTGGGCCACCGGAAAGTCAGCACAACAGAAAAGGGGCCTCCGTATATCTGGGCCGATGTTGGGAGACCCCACCCCGAAACGAGGCGAAAGGATTATACCATGGACGAGGAAAACGAGTACACGCTAACCCGCTACTACACCAGCAGCCCGGACTCCCTTATAGAACGCGTGGCGCCATGCCTTAGGGCTGGCAAGATCGAAGTGGTGCATTACTGCTGCGACCACGTGGCCATAGCGCCTGGCGGAGACGATGACACCATAAAGGGCATGTCGCGCGTGCTGGCAGAGGTGATAGACGAGCTCTACGAGGCGTCACTAGTGGACTCCATAAGGGCGGCGGCGGAATGAAACCATCGGTGCATCGTGCTCAGAAGCCAGATTAGCGTCGAAGACCAACACGCGTAGATAAGCTCCCGCTTCGGCGGGCTTTTTTTCGCCCAAATATTTACGTATATTTATAGTCGATTCTACTTTACGTTTATTTAAACGTATGCTATAATGAATTCATCGAAAGGGACGAGGGAAGGAAAGCAAGATGAAGTACAGCGAGATCGCCAGCTACGCCGGGATCAACGCGGTGGACGCGGGCAAGGTAGCCGATCTTGCCGAGTCGATCAAGGCGAACGGCTGGCAGGGCGCGCCCATCCTCGTGTGCAACATGGGCCTCGTGACCGGCTCCCACCGCCTCGCAGCCCTCGCAGAGCTCGATGCCGACCTCGGCTACGACGGCGACGCGCTCGACCAGGACGTGGCCGAGGACGTGACCGACGAGGTAAACGCCTACTGCGAGCGCGAGGGCATCGGATACGACGAGATCCGGTTCGACCGCCTGCGCGACATTTTCGCCGGCACGTGGGTCGAAGAATACAAAGACCAGATCGTCGAGTGGTAGCGGAAGGGAGCGTGGTCAGGATGGGCAAGAGGTACACGGTAGAGGAGTACGGCATCACCCGCAGGGACGGCGGAAACTGGGACGACCAGAGCGCGCGCGAAGTCTCGGAGTTCGACACCCTCGAAGAGGCCAGGGCGGCGTTCGAGGCAGTGGACGTCCGAGGCCAGTGGCTCACCGAAAAGCTCTCGTCGAGCCTACGGCTCATGACGAGCAAGGTCATGGCGGCCGAGCTGTGCGTAAACGAGCTGGACGAGGATGGGGAGATCGCCGATTCCGAGGTCATCGAATATAAGGAGTTCGGCGCAGAGGACTACGAGAAGGAGGAGGGCCGGTGAACAAGACCATAAACGGCAAGCGGTACGACACGGAGAAGGCGAAGCCGGTCGGCGAGGCGGGAAACGGCCTCTACCCCGGCGACCTCGACTACTACTGTGAGACGCTCTACCTCAAGCGCACGGGCGAGTTCTTCCTCCACATGGAAGGCGGGCCGCGCAGCGGCTGCGCCAAGGCCGACGGCACCGGATGGGTCGGCGGCGAGGAGCTGCGCCCGGTGTCCTTCGACGGTGCGCGTGCGTGGGCCGAAAAGAACCTCACGGCGGACGAGTACGCAGAGCTCTTCGGCGAGCCTGACGAGGATGGGACGTCCGTCGTGGCAACGTTCTCCCTCTCCGCAGCCGCGAAGGCGAAGCTGGAGCGCGAGGCGTCGCGCACGGGCAAGGCGCAATCGGCCATCCTGGAAGAGCTGATAGGGAAGCTGTAGGCATGCCTCGCGCGAAGGATTTAACAGGCCAGCGGTTCGGAAGGCTCGTGGCGATAGAGCCGACAGCAAAGAGGTATGGCGGCTCCGTCGTTTGGCGCTGTCGGTGCGATTGCGGCAACGAGCACTTGGTGAGCGCCAGCATACTCAACTCGGGCGCGGTCAGGTCGTGCGGATGCTACAACAAGGAGCGGGTAGCCGAGACGCACAGGGTTGATCTGACCGGCCAAAGGTTCGGCAAGCTCGTCGCGGTCGAGCCGACGGACAGGCGCGAGGTCAACAGCATCGTATGGCGCTGCAAATGCGACTGCGGGAACGAGCACTTCGTGAGCCTGGCGAACCTCAAAAACGGAAGCGTCACGTCCTGCGGATGCCTCCGCAGGCCGAATGTGCAGCCGGGTTCCTCGTTCGGCGATCTGACCATACTCCGTCAAGTTCACTCGACCGGCACGCGCAGATCCCTTTGGCTGTGCGAGTGCTCGTGCGGAAGGAGGGTCGTGCTGGCTGCCGGAGAGCTCTTGTCAATGGGGGCAAAGAGCTGCGGAAGGCGTCACGAAAAGCCGATCAACCGGCGTTTCAGTGACCTCGCCGGGCAGCGGTTCGGCTCGCTGCTCGTCAAGCGCGAGGCCGGAAGATCGAAAGACGGCGGCGTCGTGTGGAGATGCCTCTGCGATTGCGGGAACACCGTCAAGGTGAAAGCAGGCAACCTCGTCAACGGGCACACGACCTCGTGCGGCTGTAGGAAGGGCAAGCCCGTGGAAGAGGGAGAGCGGTTCGGCTCGCTCGTCGCGGTCGAGCGCGTCGGGACGAGCGACAAGGGTCAGTCGGTGTGGCGCTGCGAGTGCGACTGCGGAGGGGAGCGCGAGGCGACCGGGGCCGAGCTGCGCTACGGCAACGTCACGTCCTGCGGATGCGGGGAGACGAAGAGGAGGCGAGCCGCCGAGGCGAGCGGAGTGGTCGATGGAACCCGCCTGTCGAACCTCAACGGCAAGCCGCCGAAGAACAACACCAGCGGCGTGCGCGGCGTTTTTCGGAACAAGCGGCGGCAGAAGTGGCAGGCGCAGATAAAGTTCCAGGGGAAGAACCGCTTCCTCGGCTACTTCGACGACCTGGCCGACGCGGCCGAGGCGCGCCGGGAGGCGGAGCAGGAGCTGTTCGATCCGGTTCTCGAGGCCCACGGGCGCGCACCTACGTCAGAGGAGGAGTACGAGGAGGCGCTTAGCAGGGCCGTTGAGGCCGAGCGCGAGAGCGAGAATTAAAAAAGAGGGCCGCCCCGCGAAGGAGCGGCCCTTTTAGTCATGCTGCGCAGAGCATGAGCTGGAACCGGTCGACGGGCTTCGCGACGCCGCCAGCCGTCACGCGGCTGCCAGGTCGGCCCAGAAGGCCGTGATGATGCCGCCGTTGCCGGCGTAGTCGTCGCCCCACCCGGACGTGTCGGCAAGGTCGCGCATCTTGGCCATGAAGCCCTCGCCCTGGTTGGCCGCCGCGTACTCCACGACTCGCCAGCCTGTCGAGGCCGGATCGGGCGTGTCGTAGTAGCAGCGTATCGCCGTAATGGGCGAGCCGTCGCCGGCGCAGCCGTACATCAGGTCGCCCGCGTCGTAGCCCGACACGGGATCTAGCCAGCCGTTGGCCTGGGTGCGCACCTGGTACCAGCCAGGCATGTCGATGGCGAGCCAGCGCATGGGCTGGCCGTCGCCGGCGTAGGTGTCGCCGGAGCCGCCCGTGTCGTAGCGGTCTACCATCTCCGGGAGCCAGTAGGCGCCGGAGGGGTCGGAGGAGGAGCGGTAGCGCACCTCCTCGGAGACGTTGGAGCTGCCGCCCGTGCCCGAGGTTCCGGGGGTCACGACGGAGCCGCTCGCCATATACTCGGCCACGCATCCCTCGAACTGCGCCCACGTGCGCCCGTAGGCGGCGAAGTAGCCCGTCGGGTCGGTGTGGTCGGTGCCACCCCAGATGCGGCGGCACTCGTCGTGGGACAAGAGCCGGTCTACGCCCCAGCCCCGGCCCGCCAGGTAGTCGCCGCACCAGCGCACCGCCTCGGCCCACTGCCGGTCGAAATCGACCTGGTTCGTGGAGTGGGCCAGCTCGATGCCCACCGTCTGGTAGTTGCCGTTGCCGACATGCCAGGCCAGGCGGTCGTCATACATGGTGCGGTACACCGTGCTCCCGTCGAGCTCCATCACGTAGTGGACGGCGTAGTCGGGGTTGTTGCCCCAGTAGATCACGTGGTTCCACGCGCTCGCGCCGGGGTTGGCCGTCTCGTGGACGACCAGGTACTGGGCGTTGTTGTAGCCGTGGCCCCCGGCCACGATGTTTTCGCTGCTCTCGTAGGCCATCGCCCGCGCCCCCGGAAGGGCGAGCGAGAGCGCGACGAGGAGCGCGGAGAGCGCCGCGATGGGGCGCCTAGCCTTCGTCATCATCCGCGCCCCCCTTCCCCGCCTTGATCTGGCTCGCGCCGATGACCACGCCGACGAACGTCCCGACGGCGTTGATCGTGGTCACGACCGCCTGGGCCGTCGCCGCGTCCGCGCCCCACGCCCCGGCGCACGTGCCGACGAGCGTGGCGAGCGCGGGTAGTGCGATGAGGCCGGCCCACTTGAGCACGTCGTAGGCGCGGGACGGGATGAGCCATCCCGCGCCGTCTCTCTCTTCCATGATTCTCTCCTTTACATCTAGCCAACTCCGATGCTCGCGAGCGCCCAGCCCACGGCGGCCGCCACGAGCGCCCACAGCGCCCTGTCGGCCATGTTCTCCCAGCGCTTCGCGGGCCTCGCCTCCAGGACGGCGAGCCTCTCGTTCATGGCGTCTATCCGCTGCTGGTTCTGCCGCTCTATCTCCTTGAGGGCGGCGAGCGTCTCGTTGAGCGCGGATAGCTGCTCCTGGTGCTCGTCTATCTTCTTGCTATGCAAGTCAAGTCGCCTGTCGTGCGCGCCTATGGCGCGAACGTGGGCCGAGTGCTGGGCGCAGCTCCCTTCCATCGCATCACCTCCCTTCTATGCACAAGTCAAGTCTGCGTGCGCACCTGGCTATCGGGTAGCGCCCGATCCCGTTGCCTTAGTCGCCCAGAATCCCACGCTCGCCTACGCTCGATCTCCCGCGAAAACGCGTGGGATTCTGCGAGAGGAAAGAGGTCAGAAATGAAGCTGGGAACCTACTACGAGGAGACCTACGTGCTGCGCTACCTGTCTCTGTCGCCGACCACGGTGCAGGGGTACGAGAGCAGCTACCACCTCCACGTCGAGCCGCAGTGGGCCGATTGGGAGATGCACGAAATCAGGGTCAAGCACATCAACACGTGGCTCGCGACCGCCTTTATGGACAACCCCGGAGGGGCGGAAAAGGCGTACAAGGTGCTGCGCCAGATACTCCATGCTGCGATGGGCGACGAGGAGTACCCGGACGATGTTGTAGATCCCACCACCCGCGGCGTCCGCAAGCCCAAGATGCCATGGCACGAGGACGCCCCACGGCTAAGCCCGAAGGAGGTCAAGCAGCTCCTCATCGGCGTCGTGGGCTGGGAGTACGAGCCCGTGGTGATCTGCGGCGTGTGGCTCGGGCTGCGCCGCAGCGAGGCGTGCGGGCTGCAATGGAGGGATATCGACCTGCGCACGGGCCTGGTGCGCATCAGGCGCGGCGTGCACTACGTCAAGGGCAAGGTTGTCGTAACCAAGACCAAGACGCACCGCAGCCAGCGCCCGCACATGCTCCCCAGGACGGCCATAGAGCGCCTGCGCGCGATAAAGCGCGAGCGCAGGGCCAAGCCCACCGACTGGATCATGGGCGACGAGCTGGGCGTTGACGTCCACCCAGACCGCTATGCCCGTAGGTTCCGGGCCTTCTGCAATCGCAACGACTTACCCTACGTGGCGCCGAAGTACTTCCGCCACACGTTTCGCAGCAACGCCCGGAAGGCGGACATACCAGAGCAGGATATCCAGAAGATGCTTGGGCACAGGGAGTTAGAAACATCCTACATCTACATGGAGCTTGATGAGGACGTGCTGCGCGTAGACCAGCGCGCCCACGAGCGGCTGATCCTGCGTGCGTAGCCTTCGGTAGCCCGTGCAAGCGGAGTGATCACCCCGGTGTTTAACCTCGAGACCAGCTGGCAACTCACGCGGCGTGCCGGATGGGCGTACCTAGACCTCCGCGCGTACACTCTGCAGTCGGCGTTTGAGACATGGAGCACGCCCATCGCCAGGCTGCCCGAGGGGTTTCGGCCTGCGAAAAACATACGCTCGATGTGCATGATCGAGGCCCAGTATTGGGAGCAGGTGGCACCGGGATATGTGACCATATTCCCCAATGGGGATGTGGAGCTAGATTACCGCGTCAACTTCGCGCCGTACACATGCGACGTCTCGGCGGTGTTTCCCCTCGCGTAGCATTCGGTAGCCCCCGTCGATCTAGGGGGCCACTGGAGCATGCTGCAACTGCCCGACAACTGCGCAATCTTCACTTTTTGGGACTCGTTTACGCTGCTCAAAGCGGGCGAAAATATAAAGACCATCGAATTGCCGAGACGGGTCGAGTCGTGTCTTTATGCCGGGATTGCCAGGCGCACGGGAGGTTGGTCAGCTAAGGACGCCTATATCAACAAGACAACCTACGATTCCGTAGAGATCGTTGCATGGCCCGACGCAGAGTCATCAATCGGCCTCCACTTCGACTACCAGCTTGTCTGGATTGGCAAGCTGTCATAGCGGGTTACGGCTAGTACACGGCCACCACGCTACCGAATCACACGTAGAGGACATGCAGCGTCATGGAGACGTTCTGGTCGACGCCCGCGCGCACATCCACGCCGTCGGCACCCCAGTCGGATACGACGATGCGGTCCGAGTACTCTTGGCACACATACGACGGTACGACGGCGACCACGCGCGAGACGTCGACCGGCCACGCGACGGGCACCGTCACAACAACCGTCGAGGACGTGCGGAAGTTGTCAAGCACGACCTTCGCGGCCTTCACGACGGCCTGGGCTACCGAATCCCACGCGTCGTTCGCGGCGGCGATTCCGTCCTCCATATGGTTGAGCCTGTCGGCCGTCAGGGTGGTTCCGCCAGACACCAAGTCACGCCAGATTTGCTTAAGGTAACTCATGCTATCTCCTCCTTGATCGCCGCGCGCTCCTCGTCGGTGAGCTTGGTGTAGGACGCCAGCACGGCGTCCACCTCCTCGCCCCTCGCGACCCGGATGGCCGCGGCCTTAGCGATGATGGTCAGCTGGATCTTCGTCATTGCCTCACGCCCCAATCACGTCGGCGAGCACGAGCACGATCTCGCTGGTGGTCTCCTCGACCGAGCCGAGCCGCGCGGGCGCGCCCGCCATGAACTCCTCGCGCTCGGCTGCCTTGCGCGCCTCCTCGGCCGCACGCTCCTCGGCCTCCTTGCGCGCCTGCTCCTGTGCGAGCCTCTCGGCCTCCATGGCGGCCAGCTCGTCGGAGGTGTAGGGCGTGTAGACCATGCAGTCCTCGTACTCGTCCCATGCGGGGACGGGAGGGCTGTACTCCTGCACCACGACCGTTTGCAGGTCCTTGCCCCCGTTGGGGTAGACCTTGATCGGGTTGTCGTAGTCGATCTCCTCGATGCGCTCCCTCTCCGGCACCGCGTCGTGGTGTGCGACGAGCCTTTTCGCCGGCTCCAAGCGGCCGAGCGCCGGATCGGGGTTGTCGACCTCGTTCCATTCGGCATCGTACGTTCTCATCAGCTCACCCTCTCCCATATCTTGTAGCCCATGAACAAATACGTGTCCGTCCGCTTCGTCCAGCTCCCGCCGAACTTCTCCGCGGGGGACTCGCCGCCCTTCGTGATGTAGATGCTGTCCTTCGGCCGGTAGTCGGTGGCGGCGCCCGTCGGGGGCACCTGCCACGCCCCGTCGCTTCTCAAGTAGCGGTTGGCCGTTCCCGCGGCAGGGGCCGGCACCAGCCCGGCCTTGCCGGCGGCCGACGCGGTGGCCCCAGTCATGGCCGAGTAGGTGGTGTTCTTGTCCGTTTCCCATGCTCCCCACGCCGTCGCCGACGTCCCGACGCGCCAGTAGACCTTGCCGGCGACGAGGCCGATCTGCTTCGGGTAGCCCCCGGAAGAGTCCGTCCAGGGAACCACCGTGGTGACGGCCGCATACGTCTCGCCCGAGAGCCCGACCACGCTCGCCTGCTTGAACTCGATGACGGAGCGTTTCGGATGGTTCTTCATATACCACTCGGGCGTGTTGTTCGCGCTTCGGGTGTCGGGCACCGAGACGGCGTTGGCGAGCGTCGCCGCACCGCCCGCGCTGGCAGACCCGGCGTAGCTGTGGGTGTGGGACGAAGGCGCGAAGGTCGACGGCTTGCCCGTCACCTCGCCCCATGCGTGGGCGTGGGACTTCGCCGCGAACACGTCCTTGCACCTCGCCCACAGCCTCGCGACGCCGGAGTTGTCCAGGAACCCCATTGCCCTACACCAGGATCGCGTCGAGCTCGGCGGCGGTCATGGCCTGGATGTTGTTCTGCACGACCGAGAAGTGCGAGGCCGCGTAAGCGCTGCCCTTGTCGGTGTTCGCGAACACCATGTCGCCCGGCTCGCACGGCTGCCCGACGTAGGTTCCCGCAGCGCCGACAACCCAGTACCAGCCCTTCTTGTAGGCGGAATCGCTTATCGCGGCGTTCGACGACACGGTCCCCTGGAAGATGGCGTGGCCGACGGCGGAGGCCGTCACCGCCGATTGGACGAAGGCGGTAGTCGCGATCTGGGTCGTGCTCGTACCGGCCGCGGCGGTCGGCGCCTTGGGCGTGCCGGTCAGCGTGGGGGATGCCGCGGGAGCCTTCGCGTTCCACGCGGCCTTCTCCGTGTCGGTGGCGAACCGGTGCGTGGCGTCCTGGGTTATCATCGTCGCCGCATGCGAAGATGGGTGCGTGTAGTTGTTGGCGCCTGACGCCACCCCATCGAGCTTCTTCTTGTCTGCGGCCGCCATAAGGCCGGCCGCAGACTGGGTGGCCGAGGAATAGGTGGTGTCCTTCGCCGCAACCGTCAGCTTGTCGTTCGCGGCGTCGGCGGTGATCGTCACGTTGGTCCCCGCGACGATCGTCAGCGTGTCGGTGGCGGAGTCGGCCGCGACGTCCACCGAGCCGACCGCCACGTGGGAAAAAGCGTTCTGGTTGGCGTAGGTGGGATGCGAATGCGAGGAGGCCGCCTTGCCGTCGAGGGCCGCCTTCACCACCTTGTTCTGCACCGGGTTCTCGCTCGTTGCCGACAGGGCAGAGTCGACGTCCACCTTCGCCGCCTCCGGGTCTATCCCGTCGAGCTTGGCCTTGTCCTCGGCGCTCATGTAGCCCGGAGCGCTCGCGGACGCCGACGAGTGCGTGTGGCCTCGCGGCGAGAAGAACTCCTCGATACGGCTCCACAGCTTCGAGAGCGCGTCATTGTTTACAGCTGGCATGCTACCCCACCCTCTTCCAAATGCAACAGCCCATGAACAAATACGTGTCCGTCCGCTTCGTCCAGCTCCCGCCGAACTTCTCCGCGGGGGACACCCCCGGGTCCATGAGCGCCCACTTCCCCACCGGCTCGCCCTCGTAGGCGGCCTCCTCGGAGCCGGACGGCGCGGGGCAGGCCGCCTCTATCTCCGCATCCGTCATCCCCTTTACCGCAGCCGTGATAGACGCGTTGGCCGAGCCGTCGAAGGTCGCCGAGCCCGTGACGTCGCCGGAGAGCGACAGCGTGCGCGCGGTCGCGAGCTTCGAGGCGGCCGCCGCGGTGCCTCCCGTGGCCAGCTTGCCGTCGAGGGCGGCCTTCACGGCCTTGTTCTGCACGGGGTTGGCAGACGTTGCCGACAGGGAGGCGTCCACCGTGGTCTTGTTCGCGCCATCGGCGATGCCCTGCAGCTTGGCCTTGTCGGCAGCGCTCATCGCGCCGGGCGAGCTCGTGGTCGCATCCGGTATGGTGACCTGCGAGAGGATGACCGGGGTGTCGGCCTTGTTCTCAAGCGTGATGGTCGTTCCGCTCACCTTGAGGCGCGCCCCGAACGTCGCCTTGGCCTTGGCCCAGAGAGCCGCAACGCCTATCTGGTCGAGAAAACTCATAGCACCTCCTTAGAGCGCTTCGATAAAGGCGAGCGGTATGGTGTCGGCCCGCACGCCGTCTATCGTCTGCATGGTCACGTCCGCGCTTATCACGCGGTCCTCGATGGTTATGCCCTCGCCCGCCTCGTAGGAGACGCCGGCCTGCGACAGCTCGTGCTCGAGGCGCGCCGCGTCCTTGGCGGCGAAGGCTACGCAGTTCGCGCCGTCGGCCACGTAGCACACCGTGTCGCCGACCTCGCAGTAGACGTAGGTCGAGGCGTATACGGTGCCTCCCGCCTTGGCGGCGATGACGAGGGTCGAGCCCTCGATCCCCACCACCTCGCCGAACCGCAGGCGGAAGGACGATCCCTCTTCCTTGCCCACCAACGGCAGTATGTCATCGAGCATCAGCTTCACAAATACCTCCTCGCCCTCACGTCCATGGCCAGGGTTCTAAGGTCGATCTCCATCGACTGCACCGTGTACACCCCGTCGGCAGAGCCCTTGCGCACGGCCACCGGGCCGAACAGGCGAAGCGGGGCGAAGGCGCAGCGCACCCTCACCGCCTCCAGGCGCGAGCGCTCCTCGGAGAGCAGGGCCGCGACCTTGGCTTGCAGCACGTCCTGCGACTCGATGTCGTTCAACCGCTCGACGCGGCACACCTCGCCCCGCGCCACGGTGGACGTGGGGTCGGCCGGGCTGTCGTTGACGGCGACCGCGCGCATCACCGTCTCGTCCGGGCCGTCCACCACGCCTATGACCACGTTGCAGATGCCGGCCCAGTCGCGCTCCACCGCGCTCTCGTCCTCGATGGTCGAGCGAGGCCCCGGTGCGAGCTCGACGGGCGCCCAGGAGGGCGTAGGGGCGGAGCGGCGCAGCACCACGCGCCCCAGCTCGTCGGTGTCCGCCGAGAGGTACCCCGCCCCGCTCAAAAGGTCGTTCGCGATATCGAGCTTCGAGAAGTCCTCGGGAAAGTACGTCTTGCTCGTCCGCACGGGGTGGGACTCGTCGGGCCGATAGGCAAGGGTGAGCCCGACGCTTCCCAGCACGTCGGCCACGGCGTCCAGCGCGTCGGTGCCGGCCCTCACGGAGTAGGGCTGCCAGTACCGCGCGTCGGCGGCGATCTTGGCAAGGCCGTAGGCCTCGACGTCGCAGCTCGACAGGCCGCCCCGCTCGCCCGTCTCGCCGTAGTAGCACTTGAGGGTCGCAAGCGGCACCTCCTCGCGCTCCCGCCCGTCATCGAACTCGCACGACAGGCGCACCACGTCGCCCGATGAGATGCCGCCCCCCTTATGCGTCCAGCTTGCCTGCGCCTTGACGGAGGCCGAGGCGGAGAGCGACAGCGTGCCGCCATCCGCCGTCCAGGGGATGTCGGCGACCGGGAAGAGGCCCGGGAACGACAGCCTGCGCAGCACGACGCGCTTTCGCGCCGATGCGTAGTCCATCCGATCACCCCCTCTGCACGCCTGGGTACAGGTTCGGTCCGGGGTAGACGTCCGGGCCGGGGTAGAGCATCCGATCCACGTACACCGGCGAGTCGTAGAGCAGCCCGTAGGGGCTGCCGTCCACCACCGTCATGGAAAGCTCGACCTCTCCGGCGAGCGCTTTGCCCCTCGCCCTCGCCCACCTGACGGAGTCCACGACCACCCGCCATATGCCGCCCTTGCCCGAGCGGTAGACAGCCTCAATCCCGCGCAGCTCGTCCTGCAGCTCGCCGAGGTCCAAGGGCTCCATGGCGACGGCCGAGGCCGATATCGCCACGTCCATCGCGACGAAGGCCCGCACGGGGTTCGCCCGCCCGGCGTAGCGCACCATCTCCGAGTCGCCGGCCATGGAGGCCGACTCCTCCGGGTTGTAGCGCAGCTCCAGGCGCTTGCGCTCCCCTCCCGCTATGTAGTCGAGGTAGGAGCAGGGGAAGCGGCCTATCTGCACCGGCACCTCGTCCGCCCTGCCGACGCGCCCGCTCCCGAGCGTCACGGCGCAGTAGCGCGACGCGGCGTCGGGCAGGTCGAACATGAGCGAGCCCGTCTTGGTCCAGGCCGCCCTCTCGCCTCCGCCCTTGCCGATGGCGAACAGCTCGAACGGTGCGCTCGACTCGACCAGCAGGCGCCCGTCGTCCACCGAGGCGGACACTTCCGGCGCCTCCACCGACCCGTCGATTGCCACGTCGAACGCAAGCTCCGCGGAAGCCCCGGAGGTGGACTCGACGCGCAGGGTGCAGGACAGCGCGTCCAGCGTCCCGCCGAAGTCGGCACCGAAGCCGACCTCCTCGCCCGTCAGCTCGATCATCGGCTCGGAGGAGTACCCTGCTACGGAAACCTCGCCCATCAGCCGCGAGCCCCTGATCGCAAGCTCGTAGCGGCATTGCCACCAGCCGGGGAAGTCCCCGTAGTCCCAGGCGATGATGTGCGGGAAGCCGGTTATGATCCCCGACCCCTCGACAAGCGACACCTCGGGAGGCCCGCAGGTGGCCGCGTCGTAGCGCGTCTCCGACCACTCCCCGGCCTCGCGCGTGGACGCGACGACGGTCAGCCTGTCGCCGACCTCCCAGCCCGGATCGAGCTGCTGGATGTCGGCGAGGCGGACGGTGCCGGAGAACCCCTCCCCGTCAACCTCGGCCGAGGCGGCGGCGCACGATGCGGATGCCGTGCGCACGCCCACCGTGCATGCCTCCATGGGGGCGCCGGTGCCCGAGTTGTACCGGGCCTTGATCTCCAGCGCCCCGCCGCGGAACACCGCCACGGGCACGGGCGCCAGGAGCGTAGGCTGCACTATGCCACCCCCTTCGCTCGCTTGAAGTACCTGAACACTGTCTCCATCGCGCGCTCAACCTCCGGCTCACCCGTCACGTTGACGCCATCGATGGTGTAGTAGTTATTGACAGCGCGGTCACCGATCCCCGCCATCTGCTCGGCGAGGGTCTTTGCGAACGGGAGCGAGTAGCGCTTGTTGGTGAGCGGCACGATGGCCTCGGCGCCGTCCTCGCCCACGATGTCGAGGGGCACGGCGCGCGTTGCGATGGCGCCCGCCCCGTGGAAGCGGTAGCCTCCCTGGGCGTTCAGGCGGATGCCGCCGGCGGCGTTCCGGGAGCCACCCGTGAAGAACTCGGTGATCGTCTTGGTTATGTTGATGACGCCCTCCCCGACCCAGCTTGCAAGGCCGTTGCGGTTCCACTCCGCCTTCTGGCCGTTGGCGTAGGCCATGTTCCCGTTGACCGTACCGCTCCCGGTCTGGTCCTCAAGGTCGGAGTAGTTCCATCTGTCGAGGTGCTGCTGCGCAGCCGGTACCCCGTCCTTGACGAACGCGTTGCCGTACTGGTCTACGAGGCTCGAACCGTTCCACAGGTAAAGGTTGCCCTGCGCATCCACAAGGCTCGTGCCGTCGATGGCGGCGGTTCCGTCCTTGTCGACCAGCTCGGAGCCGTTCCATGTGTACAGCTTGCCCTGCGCATCCACCAGGCTCGCGTGCTCGACGTCGACGTTGCCTTCCTTGTCGACCACCGGCGTGCTGTTGTAGAGGCGCACCATGCCTATGAGGGCGTTGATGTCCCCGCCGCAGCTCTCCGCCATGGCAGCGAAGTCCTCGCTGCTGATGCGCGCGAGGTCATCTGCCGTGACGCCCGCGTCGGAGAGGTCGGACGAGAGCGTGCGCAAATCAGACCCCATGCCCTCGACGGCGGCCCTCGCGCCGTCGCCCATGTCATCGAGCGCCGACTTCACGGCGTCGGCCGCAGCTGCGGTGGCCGCCGCGTTCTCGTCCATACCCACGCCGATCTCCTTGAGCGCCGACACGACGGACGACCTCGTCCCATCGTACGAGTCGGCGATGCGCAGCAGGTCGGCCTCCGATTTGTTGCCAAGATCATCGGTGCTCGCACCGAGATCCCGCAGGTCGTCCTTCAGCTCCGCCAAGGACGTGCCGCTCTCCTTAAGCGCCGACTGGAAGAGCGATGACGTGCTGTTCCCCCACTGGTCGAGGGCATCGGCCGCCTCGGACGTCGCCTTGGAGAGGTCGCCCATCTCGCTCTCGATCTCCTTAAGGCCGGCCTTCGCCTCGTCGTACATCCCCTGGGAGCTGACCATGTCCTTGTACGACTCCCACGTCCTCGAGTTGTCGTCGAGCCATGCCCTCGCGTCGGATTCGGACGTCCCGTGGTACTCCATCTCGTCTTTGAGCGCCTGGTCGTACTCGCTCTTGAATTTCTTCCGGGCTGCGGCGTACGTGTCGGCGGCGTCCTGGTAACCCGCCGACAGGGCGTCATAGCTTGAGGAGAGCTGGTTCATCTTGATTTCGTTCTTCTTCGCCTCGACAAGGTCGTTGATGGAGTCCTTGAGGTTCATGGTGGCGCCGTTGGCGTCCTCGTACGCACCTCGCGCAGCATCGGCTGCCGTGAGCGTGAGGCCGAACTGGTCGTTGACGAGCTTCAGCGCCCATTCCAGGCGCCCTTGAGCGTCAGCTGACAGGTCGGTCTTGCCCGTGTAGGCGTCGATGATGCCCTGCGCGGTGTTCAGCTGGGCGATCTGCGCCTCCGCCTGCTCGTTCTCCTCGTTGATCCTGTCGACGTTCTTGGCCATCGACTCGGCCAGCTCGTCGACGCTCATCGCGGTCGATCCCGCCTTCTCGCCGACGTTGGAAAGCCTCCCCGCGTAGTCGTCGAGCGACGTCGCCCTCGACACGGCGTCCGAGAGACCCGTCGTCGCCTTCGTCAGGTTGTCGCTCTTCCTCTTGGCGTCGAGGTAGGCCGACACGGCGACGCCCAGCACGGCGGACACGGCGGTCACGCCGAGCGACACCGGCGAAAACGACGTGCCCAGCAGCCTGTTCGCCCCATCGAGGAGCGACGACGCCTTGCGGGCCTCCTTCGCCTTCGACGCGAAGCCCGCGAGGCCGGTACCGGCGACCTTGAAGGCCGCGAACGACGCGGCCGCCGTCAGGACCTGCGGGGCTATGCCCTTGACGGACCCGTAGAACGACTCCACCGCGGGCATTGCCTTCGACACCCCGCTGTTCACCGCGCCGAAGAACTCGTTTATCCCGCCCTTGGCATCGTCGAACGCGCCCGATATGTTCTCGCGCCCTATTGCCTCGAGCGTGCCGGCGAGGCCCTTCGTGACGGCGTTGCCCATGTTCGCGGCCGCCGTCTGCACGCCCCCTGCGGCGGTCTCCGCCTGCTCGCGGAAGCTCGCGAAGCCCTCGCCGCCTTGCGTGTCGAGGCGGATGATGGCGTCGAGCAGGTCGTCCATGGAGATAGTCGGATCGTTGCCCTTGCCGCCGCCGAGCGCAGCATAGAGGTCGTTCGCGCTCGCGGTGGGGCCGAGCATGCTCTTCGCGAGCTGGTCCATCTGCCCCGGCGCCGCCGTCACGAGGCTGCGCCAGTCCTGCATCTCGGGCTTGCCCTTGGAGAGGATCTGACGGAACTGCTCCATGGCGGCGTTGACGAGCTGCTGGCTCGACCCGGACGCGATGAGCATGTCGTTGAGCGCGAGGCCCGCGTCGGTCGCCCTCGGCAGGTCGCGCGTGATGGCCACGAGGCCGGAGACCGTCCCCGTCATCGTGTCGAGCGTGGTTGGGAGGTTCTGCAGCCGGTCGCTCATCTTGGCGATCGACGCCTCGGAGTCCTTCGCGCTGTACCCGAGCGACTGCATCACCTTGGGGTAGTTGTTGAGCGTGTCGAAGCGGCTGACCGCCGCGCCGACATGGCTCGCGATGGCGTCCATGGCCTTGGCCGTGACGGCCGAGAAGGCGCCTATGACGGCGCCTGACTTCGCGAGCCCGCCACCCATGGCGCTCCCGTACTCGCTGCCGGCCTTCGCGCCGGGCGTCTTGGCGTCAACCTTGGAAAGCTCGCTTCTCACCGCGGCGGACAGCCCCGGGAACTTCGGCACGACGTTGAGCGTCGCGGTTCCTACGACGGCCAAGGGATCATCCTCCTATCTGCTCTACCGGCTCCCATTCGGTCGCCGCGATGGCCTCTTTGGCCGACCGCGCCCGCTCCGCAGCCCGCCTGCGCTCCGCGGCATCCGCTGGGCGCGGTGTGCGCGGGGACTCGGATTGCACGCCAGCCTGCGCGAAGGCTATGGCCCATAGGTCGTCCTGCAGGTCGGCCACGGCGTGCCTCCATTCGGGCCACGCGTGCTCCGGGTGCCTCGAGCGCACGTAGAGCGAG